TTTTGAATCTCCGTCGTAACGTCTAAACTCGTTTTCCGCATTTATGTTGAAAACTTGTCCTTCTAAACTCTCACACATTTTAGTCCTACGCTCGTCATTAACTGAAATAAATCTGACTTTTGCTTTCTTGTCTTCTCGCTTTATTCCTTCAATCAATGAGGCGTTATTTAATCCTATTAGCTCTAAATCTGTTGCTCCTGAGATTTTATTTCCTTTAATATTGACTTTTTCTCGTATTGCTCTTTGTAAAATCACTTGAAACACGTCTAGTCCGATTTTAAGCTTTATTCCTTGCTGTATTAAGTAACATGCTTGTCTATAAATATTTTGGGCTTTAGATTGATTGTGAATTGAATTATATTCTTGCCATGTGTAACCTGTTGCATTTTTAGTGCTCATTAAGTGTAAAA